CGGGTCGATCTGGAAGTATTCATTCCGCCGCCAGAAACCATGCTCGCAAAACAGCCGTCGCGCACCGAGCTTCTGCGCCGCAGTCATGCTGTCACCGCCCGCCGTCGGGCGCACACCGTTCCATGCGGCCACGATGTCGGGAGTGTCGCTCAACTGATCGAAATTGCGAGCCGCGGGTGCATAGGATTCCACGCGATAGCCGAGGCGTTCGAGGCCCTGGCCCAACGCGCCGAAAAAAGACTCCTGCTGCTCGAACCACGGCGGATCGGCTGCGGGAATAGCGGCCAGCGGTTGCGTGGAAATGGCCGCATCAATTTTCGCCTCGTGCAACGCCGCCCACAAGTGCAGCCCGCACGGCAACTGCCCGCCCGTATCCGGCAGAATCGCACGGATAGTCCGCACATCGCCATTGCGAACCGCGCGAAACATCCGCGCGGCCTTGTTCGGCTTGACGCCATACCACCAACATTCGCTCGCGATCTCCACCCAATCTGGATAGGTTCGCGCGAACCTGGTGAGCAATTTCGGGCCCCAGGCGCCCCAACCATCTGCCGCATTGTGTTCGGCATCGTTACGATGCGGGGTGGCCATCAGCATCCGGTTGAGCGCCTCCCAGCCGGGCCAGTCGCGGGTCACAGCCAGCACCGCACCGTTTAACCACGAGATGCTTCCTTCGCGAAACTGCTGCCCCAGATACATTCGTTCGCCGTCCAACGCCCACGCGCGAACTACATCATCCAGCGGGCGCATCGGGAAAATGTCCACGTCGAAATACCAGCCGCCATGCTGCTGCAAAATCGAATAGCGCAACAAATCGCTTTTCTCGGCGGGATGCTCCAGCGAATCGTACATCTCGCGATACTGCTCGGCCAACGCATCTTCGCCATGCACGATGATCTCGTACGTCGGGTTCAGCCGCTTGAACTCGTCGATATTCGCGGCCGCCCAGCCGGGCATCTCTCGGCCAAACCACACGAAATGGATCACACGCGGGATCATTCGACTTCCTTCCTCAGCCACCAGCTATGCGCCTCGCCTACAGGATGATAGCTGCGCCTGCCGCTCGGCAGGCCGCCCACATGATGTTGAGTGATCGCCAAGTCACACTCGGCGAATGCCGCCTCGCAATACGCGCGATCCATCACCAAGCTGTGTAGGTCGTCGCGCGGCTCGTCGGCCAGGTCGAAACTCAGCCACGCAAACCCGCCATCACGCAGGTACGTCGCAATGTTGCAAATGGCCAGCGTGAAGTCGTACACGTGATCCAGAGCATTCCGCGAAAACACCACGTCAACCGATTTTGCCAATTCGCAATCGAGCGATTCCATCGGCCGTGATAGCGCAATATCCGCAAGATCGAGATTGTGCCCGGCCACCTGCCGGTACTCGCTCAGCAGCGGATCAAGCGCAATCAGCTTCGATACGCCCGTAAACCATGCGGCCATGAGGCCCGGCCCGCAGCCTGCATCCATCACTACGCGGCCGGCGAAATCATCTCTGGCAAATCCCCAATGTGTCCACTCGCGACCCGCATCCGTCTCCAAATCGATTATGTGAGCCTGCTGCAAGTGGAATCCAAGCTCGCCAGGCTGAGCCTGGCGCTCCCACTGCTCGCGATCTATCTTGCCCGTGGCCATTCCTGCTCCTCGAAAATGAGGCGGTCGCGTCGCGCGGGGCGCTGCTATAGGCGACCCCGCGCGACGCGACCCCAGGGCTACTGACTCACTCGGACATCGACAGTGGTGTCGGACACGCCAGCAGCCTTGGCCACTTTGCCCAGCTGCTTGTGCGTCGATGCCGTCGCCGTCACCTCTTCGTTCGTCGCATCCCAGTATACGATCGTGCCGACGGGCAGGGCCGTGCCGCTGCCGGTATCCTTCGGCATGCGAAACACGCCGCTGACCGCCAGCGCACCGAGCGCATTCGCAGAAATCGGGTGAGTCGCAATGCCTACCAGATCGACCTGCACCACCACATCACCGGCGTCGACCGCGCTGCCAGGCGTGTAGTCGATGTAGTCGCCAACGGAAACAAAAGTCACATCAGACATGATTCATTCTCCTTTGTGTTGGTTGTGCCTTACGCGGCGCCCTTCGACTTCAAGCCCGCGCGGTACTCGGCCAGCGCGCAACCGAAATCGTAATAACACCGCCACGAGACGCCCAGCGTGTCCACGTTCTGATCGAGGCCGAAATACTCCACGATCGGTTCGGCCTGGCCGTTGAGGTACGCGATCTCGCAGGCGGGCAGGTCGGCGGGATCGGCCAGCAGATACCACGCGGTATTGCTGCCGTCGTCGTAGGTCGCGCCAAGCAGCGTGGTCGACATCGGCTCGAACGCACCCTGCCACACGTTCTGCGCGGGGTCGCGTCGCGCCGCACTCGTGCTGGCCAGCCCGGTCGCCAGCAGGTACTGCGAGCTCATCAGCTCTTTCGCGGTCACCTTGAGCGCGGATGGCACGAGCAGAATCTTCGGCTCGACGAGGATCGGATCGCCATCCGGGCCGGTCTGGTCCGCGAACATCTGCACGGCAGTCGCCAGCGAAGAACTTTGCAGGTTCGTCGCGGCACCCTCGAAGTAGTTGCCGCGCGCGGTCGTGAAGTGCGAGGCACCGGCGCCGGTCGCGTTGAACAGCGCGAACATCGCCCGCTCGCGCGCGATCGCGGCCTTCCGGCCAATCGCCTGGGCGGCCTGGCTGAACGCGCCAAGCTCGTCGTTGATCAAATCCTGCCGCGTGATGGTGAGCACAGCACCGCGAGTCTTGAGTTGTCGCGTGTAGCTCTCCTCGCTCATGTTCATGTGCTTCAACTCGCCGTCCGGCGCGATCTCTTCGAGGTCGCCATTGAGCGCCATCGAATACACCGTGTGCGAGTGAAAGTTGACGTGCGAGGCCGTGCGCGCGATGCGCGGCACCACCGCATTGATTCCGCTGAACGCAGCCGCAAGCGCCTTGTTTGCGACAGGGCCGAGAATGCCCGGCATGTCCACCGTCGAAAATGCCGCGCGAATCCAGTCGCTACCGCGCAACGTCGAAATCTCGCGACCTTTCGCGCGAGCGGCCAGGTCGACCACACCACGCAGCCCGCACTTGCTGATCGCTCCGGCGTCGTTCACCACCTGCTCGCCGTATTCGGCCAGCAGGGTTTTGTCGTCGGCGATCCGCTCGTGCATGCACAAGGCCGCGGCCAGCACGGCGTTCGAGGTGGATTCCCGCTGCCGCTCATCATTGCCAGAATCGGGCGGCAACGGACGTTCGGCCCGCATGACTTCCAGTTGGGCCTTTTCCACCGACCATTTCTCGCGCAGCGCCTTGGCTGCGATGTCCAGATGGTCGCCACATGCGGCCTGAATCGCGGCCGCTCGTTCCAGCCTCGCAGCGATTTCGGATTCCACATCCGGCACGGCAGGCGTTACGGCGGCCGGCTTCGCCTCCGCAACGACTTCCTGCGGCTGATCGTTTCCCGATGCCTGTTCGGACATATTCTGATTCTCCTTTTCCTGCGCGGCAACGCTGGTATGCGTGTTCATATCCGCGCCGATTTCCACGAAACTGATCTCGGCCAAAATGGCCTCACGCACGATCTGGCAGGGGCCGCTCACGTCGCGGCCGTTCACCTTTGCCATCTTTTTCTCTGGAAGAAATTGGCTGCGCACAACTCGCGCGCCGATGCTGGCCTGCCACGGGAACCCCTGCTGCGCGTCGGCTACAACCTCGCGGGCATACCGGCTGGTGCACGACACCACCCCGTCAGCTGCGATCTGCCCGCCCTGGGCGTCTACGGTCACACTGGTCGAATGGCCGATCCGGTGATGGTGCCCCTCGCGGATCGGGATTTTCTGGCCCCGCACAACCAACCCGGCCAGGTCGATCACTACCGGCACAGGGAACGAGCCGACCGACATTGGCCCGCCTGTATACGCGAGCATGTGGAATGTCGGAAGCGCCGCGCTTTCGCCCTGCCCGGCCGCGGCTGTGATCTGCAATTCCGCATCGCACAGCAGGTCGACCCTTTTCTGTTCATTCGATTTTGCCATTTGAGCTTGTCCTTTCGCTTGCGATTCGCAGACCGCCTGCCGCTGTCCGGCGTCCGGGAACTCGCGAACCATCACATCATCAGCCATGCAGCGCTGAATGAACGCCTTGTGCTCTTCACCTTCTCTGCGTTCGGGGAGCGGCATGGTTACTCCTCATCCTCTTCAGGATCGGCAGCCGATTCAGAACCTGCCTCACCTTTGCTGAGCGGAATGCCGAGTTCTTTCATCAATTGCAATTCCTGCGCTCGCGTCTCAAGCGCTACCCGCACGTCAATGCCCCGCTTCGCGTACTCGTACGTGAGGGTCGTCGTATGATTCGCGAGGCGGCGTTCCTGAGCTTGCGCTTCCTTGGCCGGGTCGACATGCTCGTGTCCATCCCAGTACCACTCGTGCGGATACTGTGCGATGTTGTCAAACCGAAATACGTTCGACGCCTCCTGCGCCCACTTCGCAAATATCCGATCCAGCAGAGCGATGCCAACATGCGCCTGCTGCACCATCAATGCGCGATAATACGTCTGATGATCCAGCCGGCCCGAAGCGTAGTTGTAGCCGCTCGAATTGCCAGCCGCGATATTGAACGGCATGTTCAGGCACCGCGCGATTTCGTTCAACAATTCGCGCTTGAAGTCCCCATACACCGTGGTCGGCTGTTCGGCCTTGATCTGCTGCGCGCCCCATCCCTCCGGCGCGAACATCCCCATGTTGCGCACCAGCTCGATTTCAGTGAACGGCTCGACCGTGGATTCCTGAGCATCCCCGGGCGGGGTATTCGTCGAAAAAATCAACCCGAAATTGGCGGCCGTCTCCGCCGCAGTCAGCACGGCGAGCGTGTACCGGCGCAACTGGGCGAACAATTCCAGTGCCGGGGCGAGGTGCGATATACCACGCCGTTGGCCTGGCCGATCCTCGCGATACCAATGCAGCACCGAGTCGGCTGGAACCTCCTCGACATTGCGGTTGATCTGGAATTGCCTGGAGTTCGGGTGATGGGACATGATGCGATACAGCACGGGGTTGCCATACTCATCATATTCGATTTCGGGCTGTAAGGACTGGCCGCCCGTAACCATCGCGGGCGCCGCGACCTGGTCCGCTTCCACCAACCGCACATCGAGCTTGATGTCACTGTCGGCGGCATAATTGGAGAACAGCACGCCGAACGATTCGCCGTCGGTGGTCAACGCCATCGCCATTGTGCGCAGCTTCTCGGCGAGCGCAATAGCACTTGCCCACTCGGCGAACCTGGCCTCGATCTCATCGTTTCGCGCGTGATCCGGCGAATGCAGCTGCAACTTCGGCCCGGTGCCGATGGTGTCGTTCGCGAGCGTTAGCACGATGCCGCGAGCGTAGGAGTTGTTCGCGACCTCGTACCGGGCGCGATTGCGGAGCGTCTGCCGTGTCGCGGCGTTCGTCGCGTCGGCGGGCGACAGATTGTCCGCCGCTGCCCAGTGCCTCCGGTTCTCCGCCGTAGTCTGGGCGGCATCATACCGAGCGCGCACATGCCGCTGATACGGGCTGATGATCTGCCGCGTTTTCCGGCTCCACGGCCACCACGACATAGGCTATGCTCCCGGCGGGATGATTCGGAACAGGTGGCCGCGCAGGATTGCAGTCGGCGAACTACGTCGCGCCAATTTCATCGCGAGGTATTTGTCGGCCTCGATCAGGTCTCGGAGTGAGCGCTGTTTCGCGCTCACGCCATCGGCCGCTGCGCTCTCAGGTTCGAGCGCTCCCTCCTCGATTCTCGTCTCGATGTCGTCTGGCATTGGCAATCCCCCTAATTCAGTACTGCAATTCCACATAAGAAGATGACACGAAAAAACCCGCATTGCAAGCGCAAAACGGGCAGAGTCGGCCTAATCACTCATTTCGTTACGTATTTAGACTTTCAGGCTCCTTTTTGCTCATATGTCGTGATCCGCCTGCCGCAGTTGCGGCACTCGCGCCGGCGCCGGATTTTGCCGTTCAGCGCACGGCGGGTGTAAATCACCCGCAGGTCGCGGCATCCACAATTCGGACATTCAAGGCCCCGAATGTCGGTATCTGCGTGCATATCATCCCCTCTGCCCGGACACTTGCCCCGCCCTCAGCCGCCGTATCTCATCCGCCGTGTACACCCTTCTTTTCTGGGCCGGTGGCGCCGTGCCCGGCACACACACGCCCTGCATGCTCGCGGCCATCGCGCAACCCACCAGACAGTCCAGCCAATGGTTGTC